GTTATTGTCAAACTCAATCACGCCATAATTAGCGCCATCGCTCTTGAAGTCCGCCGAGATGGAATAGCGTGTCGGCGCCAATGTGACGCCGCTTTTCAAAAATACATTAGTAACTGAGGTGATGCCAGTTTTCGACGCCACGCGGGCGACGCCGCCTGTCACAGATACAAGCCCGGCTGCCATGAACCAGCCTGACGAGAAATCAGTGTAAGTCAGGGTGTTCCGCCGCTGCGCCAGCACGCCCCAATCAGACAGCGCGCCGACCTCAGTGGCGCCCATGATGAAGCCGCGCGCGATCACGGCTTTCCCCGCCGCCGTCACGAACTGCAGGGTGAGCGCCATGCTGTCACCCACGGGGAGCGCCGCGTAAACCGCAAGACTGTCTGCAGTTAAGTCCGCCGTCCCTACGCCGGTTCGCGTCGCGGTCCAGGTAACTCCGGTTGTGATATCGAGGTAGGTTTGCGCCGTCGCGGGCCAGTCGCCTTCCGCGAGCGTCAGCGTGGCGAGCGTGCCTGCGGCGTCGGCGCTGATCGCGCTGATGGTCAGCGAGACGCCAGGTGCGCCGCCGACGATCAGCGGGCCGGTGATCAGCGAGCCTGCACCCAGCAGCCCTGCTCTAAGCAGGCTCATCACACGACCTCCGTCGCGTTGACCGTCACCGTCTCGTCGGCTATCGGCCGGGCCCAGGCGCGCAGCGCGCTTCCAGCCAGCGCTGAGGTCGCAAAAGCGGGAAAAATGTCGTTGATCATCACGTAGTCGGCGGAGTCGGCCGGCGCGCGAACGCCGGCGCCGGGGTCTGACGCGGCGAAAACCACCCAGAATGGCAGCGCTGTCTCGCGCTGGACGGTGAGCTGGGCCGGGCCGGCCGACGACGTCAGCTGGGTCCATCCGGTATGCGGGCAGGCGATGCGGGGCATTGTGTAGCTCCTGTCGATGATGTCGCGGGGGTCAGGCGGTCGGCGGGATCGAGACCATGGCGAGCGCCGAGACGCGGACGCGGCCACCAGTGAAGGCGCCGCCCTCCGACGTGATCCGCACTGGCGTCGCGGCGTAGAACGGCTGGCCAAAGGTTATACCGGCCCATGTCGAGCCGAGCGCGGCGCCGACGCCCGAGGCGAAGAAGGTCGCATTGGGCGCCGCTCCGGCGAACCCGACAGAAAACGTGTCAGGACCGGTCACGGCTTCGATCACTCTGCCGGACAGCGCCTGGATGTGGCTGTCGGCCGGGATGATCGCCGCGCTGTCCACGGTGGCGCCGGAAGTGAGAGCGATCTCCGCCTCGATCGGCACCACGGCGAGGCGCGCGCCGCCGCCCAGCACCGCGTCGCGCGTCCACTCGCCCTCGCGAAACGCCGCCGCCGAGGCGGCGTCGATCACCCAAGCGACCCAGCCCTCCTGCGGCGTGACGAACGCCCAGGCGCCGGTGATCCATATCGCCAGCTTCCCCGCCTGGCCCGACCATGCGCCGGTCGGGCTGGCAGGCACCGCCCAGACGTCGCCCTCGACCGGCGACAGTGGCGGAGCGTCGCTGCTCACGCTTTGGAGCCGCAGATGCGCCAGCGCGTCCAGCCGCGTCAGCGCCGCGTTGACAGTGACATGCTTTTGCGCCTGCGCCTCCTCGAGGAGGATCAGGCCCATGTTCGGCGATACGCTCATTGCAGCTCCTTCAGAATGCCACTGTCGCGGCGGGGCCTTCGCCCCAGACCGGGCCGACCTGGGCGACCTCGACCGAACCCGTCGCGGGCGCGCCATCGACGGCCGCGAACGTAGCCGCCTCGACGTCCGTCACGGTTTCCGCGCGCAGCAGCGCGCCGCCCGCCGCGCGCCAGCGCACCGCGTAAACCCGGCCATCCGGCGCGGCGACGTCGCCCGCATCCCACGGATCGCCGCCCCAGCGGGCGCGGCGTTTCCAGCTGGCCGCCAGGTCGCCGCTGCTGGACGAAACCGTCAGGCCGGCTGGCGCGAACGGCCGCAGGCCGACGCCGGTGAAAGCGGCTGAGAAGCTGCTCCATGAGGCGCCGTCCACCGGCCTGGTCGCGGGGCCGAAACGATAATCGAACTTGGCGGTGCGAAACTCAGGCCCGTATCCCGGCTGCCGCAGCGCCGACGACAGCAGCACCAGCCGCGCGCCCGCGTCATGCGTCATCGCGGCCTCGGTGCCGCGCTGGCCCCGCAGCAGGCGGGAAATGCGCCAGCGGTCGGGCGCGATCAGCGTCGCGACGGCGAATTGCAGGATCTCCCAGCCGCCGCCCGTCGCCTCGACGGCCAGGGCGTTGGCGCCGTTGAGCACGGCGAGGTCGGGCGCGCTCGCCAGCCCACCCTCAAACAACGTCAGTTCAACCGATGCGCCATCATCCCAAATGTCCGGCGTCCCCGGCCCCAGCGGCGCGGCGAGCAGGCCCATCACGCTGGGGCTGTCAATCAGGATGTCAGGCGCCAGCGCGCCGCCGACGCCACGCCACACCGCGACGCCCGACCATGGCTTGGCATAGGCGGCGAAATAGGGCGCGTGCTCGGCGTAGGCCGCGTCGAGACGGGGCAGGTCCATCGTCACCAGCACCGGCGCCGCAACGGGCGGCGGCGCCGGGAGGCGCGCCGAGCGGCCATCGGTCATGCCACCGCCAACAGCATACACGGCGCGGTCCCAGCGCTCCGCTTCGACCGGGCGCGCCCATTCCCAGCCCACGCTCAATGCGCGGCAGTCGATTACACCCAGGCTGCTGAGGCCTGCGGCGCCGGTGATCCGCGCCACCACACCCGGACGCAGCGTCAGCAACGTCGGCGGCGCGGAAAACCGGTCGGCGACGCGGGTGACGCGCCGCTCCGAAAGAAGGGCGCCAGCGCGCGCCTGCGCTTCCTCAGTGGACATCACCACGTCAGCGCCGACATCGACCACCGAGTCGCCGCCCGCCCCGGTCCAGCCCGGCGCATGGGTGAGGGTCTGGCGATAGTCCGACCCTGCGGCATAGTGCTGGATGCGCAGGCGGCGGGGCGCGTCGAGGTCGTCGGCGTCAGAGGTCTCGATCGGCGGCTCGCCGCGCGCAGGCGCGATCAGGGAAGATTCAGCGATGTCGATCTGCGGCGCAAACGCGCGCGATCCCGCCCACAGCGCGTCGCCGCGGTCGAAAATATCCGCCTGATACAGTTCCAGCAGCGGCGCCAGAAAATCGCGGTCGCTCATTACGCCGTCGCGCTGGACGCCATCGACCATGCCGATAAGGCGCTCGACATCGACGGTCATGCCGCGCGCCGCCGCGACCTCAGCGACGATCATCGCCAACGTCGGCTTGCCGAGCCGACCGTTGATCCAGTGGCCCAGCCGGTAATTCCCGCCATCCGACCAGACATCTTCCAGCGCCGGAAACTCCGGCCACGGGCGCGCATCCCAGGCCCACAGATGGGTGCGCGCCGTATCGACCATCCGCCCGGCATAGACGCCTGACGCCGGGTTTTGGGCCGGGTCCTCCCAGAACGCCAGCACCGCCTCCAACGCCGCGCGCAGGATGGCGTCGTCGCGCGCGCCGGTCGAGAAATACGGAAAAAAACTCTCAGAGGATTTCGGGTCGAAGAACACGTTGGGTTGGTTGGCGCCCTTGTCGAGCGCTGGAACGCCGAGCTCAATGAACCGGATCGGCTTAGACTGCGGAACCCACGCCGTCGCCGTGGCCGCGCGCACGCCGCCGGGCCGATTATGATGCGCGTTGCTCCACCAGCTCCACAAATCCTTTATCCGATACACCCACGGCTCGCCATATGCGCCGTCGGTGATCGGCGTGCGGATTTGCGCTGCGCGGTCGGCGTCGCTGGCGTAGAACCAGTCGAACCCCTCGCCGCTGCGGATGCGCGAGGCGATGAACGCCTTGTCGTAGATGCCCCAGCGCAGCGGCGCGTCGAGGTGATCTTCACCTTCACGCTCATCGGTCAGCGGCATGTAGTTCGAGATGCCGAAGAACGCGCAGGACGGGTGAGCGATCAGCGGGTCGAGGTGGAACGCCAGCGCGCCGGGCGTCTCGGGGTGCTGATGCGCCGACGCCTCGGACCAGTCGGCACCGTAGCCCAGGTAGTCAGCGACGCCACCGATTGCCGCGACATCCTGCAGCAGCGCGATCAGCGCGGTCACCGCCGGATAGGCTCCGGTGGCGTCGCGCAGCCAGGTCAGCCCGCGCATCTCCGAGCCGATCAGCATGGTATCCACGCCGCCCGCCGCCTTTGCCAACATCGCGTGATGCAGGATGAAGCGCCGATAGCCCCAGTCGTCCGACGGCCCGGAATAGCTGATGGTGTCGTCAGGCTGGATCGCGAAATCCGCAGCCGTCGCCGCGCCGAAAAATGCCGCGATGTCAGCCGCGACTCCAGCCGTGCGGTCAGCAGCCGAGGTGATGCGTCCACGCCAGGGAAAGGCGGGCTGCTCTGGCGCACCGTATGGGTCTGGCAGGCCGGACCCCGGCGCGATGTCCATCAGGATGAACGGGAACAGCATCGGCGCCAGACCGCGCGCCTTCAGGTCGCGCAGCGCCGCCACCACGCTGCGGTCCGCCGGGGTGCCGCCATAGGCTGGCCGGTCGTCGATCAGGCTCACGCGCGTCGCCGTCGCGCGCGTCAGGCCGCCAGCCTGCCACGCATAGGGCTGCGTCACCTTGTCGAAGTTGTCCACCTTGGGGCGCAGCGTGCAGGCGCCAGCGCGCAGATCGTCGCCAAACCACGCCACCGTCAGCGAGGCGCCGCTCAGGTTCGGCGCGACCTGCTGCAGCCGGTCTATCGACACCGCCCAGTCGCTGTCGCCGCGCATCCCCAGACGGTTGAGCGCCCGCGCCGCGCCAGCCGCGCTGACGTCGGTCACCGGCGCCGGCTCATACACGAACTCGCCCGCGCTGGGGATGATGTTGACCGCGCGCGTCAGCGCCTCGGCCGATCGCGCCGGCGCCAGCGTGCGGAACACCTCGACCTCGATCGCCGGAGAGCGGTTGCCCCACTCGGTCAAATCAAGGTCCTCAATCACCAGGTAGGCCCGCCCGCGCCGCGCAGGCGCCCAGCCCTCAATCGCCACGATAAGCGGGTCTGGCGCCTGATCCGCCGTCCCGCGATGCAGCCGCACATTCCACTCTGCGATGTCGGTCACGACGCCGTTGACCCAGACGCGGCCAATGCCGTCAATCGGCCCGCGACACAGGCTGAGCGCCCATGAGCGCGAGAACGTGTTGTTCTCGGTGGTCACCTTAGGACCGCCGCCCGATCCGCCTTGCCGCTGCGTGGTCGTGCTGCTGCGGCGTGTGTATTGGCTCGCCCAGATCGGGCGGCCCATAAGCCGCATGGCGCCCCAGATCTCCGGAATCGGCGTCCCCTCGGCGCTGCTGAGGCTTTGCGCCTGGCGCAGCTCGACGCCGCTGCGGCGCTGGTCTCCGGGTCCGAACAGCGCTTGGTCGATCTTTGAGCCGACAAAAGCGCCCGCTGCGCCGCCGATGGCCTGCCCGATGATGGCGCCGAATATCGGCCCGCCAATGGCCGTTCCAGCCGCCGCGCCCAGCGCCGCGCCCGCGCTGCCCAGGATCGCCGTTCCCATCAGGCGGCCCCGTCCGGCAGGGGCGGCCAGCCGAAGGCTGCGACCGGGGGAGTTGGCGGCGGCGCCGTCTCGACCACGGCGTGCCCGGAATAGGCATGGATCACCCGCATCGCCGGGAAATTCGCGCTGATGATCGCCGCGTGTTTGGCCGGGCCTGCGCGCCGCATCCGCCATAGCAGCACGTCGCCGGCCTGGGCCGCCGCAACCGGCAGCGGATCGAGCCAGCGCGCCAGCGCCGCCAGCAGATGCTCGCCGCCCTGCATCTCGGCCCAGTCGGCGCGATAGTCCGGCGCACGCTCCGGCTCCGGCCCATACAGCGCGCGCCAGACGCCGCGCAACACGCCCAGACAATCGGCGCCCGCGCCGATGGCGCTCGCCTGATGTACATATGGCGTGCCGAGCCAACGCCGCGCCTCGGTCAGCGCGGCGAGACGGGCTGCGTCGCGCGCCACCGTCATCGCCGCAGGCTCCCGCCGTCAAGCTGCGCCTTGTCGTCTGGCAGGGCGAGAAACTCGCCTTCGGTCACCGCGAACGGGTCGCCACCGAAGTTCTCACCGTTGTTGAATTTTTCCCGGCAATGCGCCGGGGTATGATCGCAGCCCGCCGTGACAACGCCCGCGTCGCCGGGCGCGACCGCGAACGGCGCCGGATCGGCCAGCGCGATCTCGCCGCCCTGGTGGCGCACGATGTCAAGGGCGCGCCCCGCGTTGGCGCCGCCGCCAGCGCCCGCGTCGAAGGTGATCACGCCGCGCGCGGCCCAGGTGTCGGGGCGCGCCTCCAGCCCTGCGACCGCGAGGCGGCGGCGGTCGCGCACGGCGGTCACGGTGACGGCGCTCCGGAACGCTGGCGCGGTCAGATCGACGCCGCACGCCGCGCTGCCGAGCACCAGCGGGCAGCCGGTCGAGATCACGTCGCCCTTGCGCTGGTTGAGCAGCGCAGTGCGCTGGCTCAGCTCCATCACCCACGCCTTGCCGCGCCGCTTGACTTCGCCGATCAGCGCGCGGTCCATGCGCCACGGATCGGCGGCATCCGGGTCGGCGTCCGCGTGCCGCCAGTCCACCAGCCACACATCGACGGCAGCGCCGCGCCACAACCCGGCGGCGACCTCGGCGTCGCTGACCTGCGCGCCGTCGATGGCGCCGCGCAGATCCATGCGATCGACGCTCAACCCCAGCCGCTGCCGCGCTGCGGAGCCGACGGCGCCGGTCGCTGCATGGCAAGTCACGCCGTCAACGACGAGGTCGCGATCGTGATCGGTGAAGCCGATGCGTCGTCCGTCGCGCAGCGTCACCGTCCAGGCGCGCGCCAGCGTGGCCGAGCCGGACGCGATCATCGCTTGCAAACGCGGGTCCGGCGCTGTCACAGCACCTCCGCGACCATGCCGCCGGTCAGCCCGACGATGCGCGCGCTCGTGTCGGCGTCGCTGGCGCGATGGCCCGCCGCAGTGTCCGCGAACGGCGGCCAAGCGCCAGAGGCCACGACAGGATCGGCGGCGCGGCGCAGCCAGCGGCCCGGAAAGGCGGCGAGCCACGGAAACGGCGAAATCGGATAGGGCGGCGTCATTCGCGCACCTCCTCAATGATGACCTGCGGAGCCTCTCCGGCGTTGAAGCGCGATAGGCTGATTTCCAGCCGGTCGTCGGCGAATACGGCGGGAAAGTCGCGAAATCCGCCCCAGCTGGGCGCGGCGGCGCCCGGCGCGGCGGCGAACGTCACTTGGCCCGTGGCGGGATCGAGCGTCCACCCCGATGCCTGCGCGACGCCATCGAGCGCCACCAGAAACCCGTCGGCGCGCGGGCGCGTCACCCGCTCATCCTGGACATGGGCACCCTGCGCATGGCGGATCACGCACTGGAAAACCGTCGCCGAGCCGCCCACAGAGATCAGCGGCTGGTCGGTTGCGGCGGGGGGCAACGGCTGCTGTCGCGACCAGCCTGCCGTCGAAAAATCCAGCGGATCGGCGATTCTGAAGCCGTAGAGCCGCCCGCGCCGCAGCCGGTGAAACGCGCGCAGCAGCGCCAGGTCCTCCGCCGTGCGCAGGCTGACGCCGACATCCCAGCGCATCAGAGGCCGCGACCACAGCCCGGTGCGCCAGGTGTAGCCGTCCGAGGCCTCCGCGACCTCGGTGGACCACTCTGCCCCGCCCGCGCTGGGCCGCCCCAGCGCCAGCGGGAACCGCGCGTCGTCATGCACCACCGTCACGCCAGCCGCCCCGCGCGGTTGAGAACGGCGGACAGGTCAGCCGCCAGCGAGGCGCGCGACAACTCGAAACGCGGGCCGCGCGACGGCTGGGCGCGGCCCAGCGCGCGCGCCATCGCGCGCTCGTCAAAGCCGCTGCTCTCGCCGCCTGGCGTCACCGTCACCCGCTCGCCCGGCGTCACCGGCATCCGCAGCAATTGGCTGTCGAAACTGCCTGCGCCAGGCACGACGAAGTCGGCGCCGAAGGCGGCGCCCGCCCGCGGGCTGGGCAGCGGCGACGTTGAGGGCGCGCCGCCCGCAGGCGCGAACAGTCCGCCGATCAGCCCACCTACGAGGCCGCCGCTTGCCTGACCCAGCGCCGAGTTGACGGCTCCGCCGATCAGACCATTGCCGCTGAGCGCCTGCGACGCGAACTCACCAAGCAGGCCGATTACCGCGCGCAAGGTGTCGCCGCCGGTCGCGAGCGACTGGCCGAAGCGCGTGAAGCTGTCGGCGAGATCGGCGGTGTCGCGTTCGGCGCGCTTGGCCGCCTCGGCCTGCTCCTTCTGGGCGCGCGTCATCGCGTCGAGCCGGTCCACCGTAGCCCGCAGATCGTCGGCGTAGAGCCGCGCAATTGACCGGGCGTTATCAGTGACGGTCCCGTATTCCTGCAGCGCGGCGCTGAGAAGTTCCTGCTCCACGCGATAGGCGGCGGCGGCGCTTTCGGCCATGCCCAGGGTGGCGACCTGCTGGTCAAGCACCTGAAGTTGCCGCTCGGCGGCGGCGATCTGGCGGTCGAACAAGCCGTCATTTTTGGCTTTTGGCCCCGCCGCAGCGGCTTTGCCGCCGCTCGTGTTCACCGCATCGGTGAACACGGTCGAGGGCGACGCGGCAGCGTTGCGGCGCTCGATCTCATCGTTGATCTCGCGAATGCGCGCGGTCAGCGCCGCCTCTTGCGATTGCAGCCCGGCGAATCGGGCGCTGCCGGTATCGCCCGCCCCCGCGCGCGTCGCCAGCAGGTCTTGAGTCGCGCGCAGCTTTTCAACCGTTTCCGACAATTCGCCGTTGAGCGAGCGCAACGACTTGTTGTCAATGTCGCGAAAGCGGTCCAGCACCCCTGCGAGATTCAATGCCACGTCGGCCAGCGCGCTTTTCAGGCCAAGCCACAGGCCGGTGAACCCGGCGAGGCCCTGATTGAGCCGCGTCGTGATCAGACGGTCCTGCGTGGCGAACTCCGCCGTCACGCGCTGGCTCTCGCGGATCAGATCGCCGCCATAGAGTAGGCCCAGCTTCTCGGCCTCGGCGCTCAGCGCGCGAAAACCGTCGCCGCCCTGCGCCAGGATCGACAGCAGCGCGCCGCCCTGCTCGCCGAACACCCGCTGCGCCGCTGCCGCGCGCTGCGCCGGGTCCTCGATCCTGGCGAACCCGTCGGCGAGCTGCTCGACCGTTGTCGCCAGGTCGCCGCCAAGCGTGACGCCGAGCGTTGCGAACACCCGCTGCGCCTCTTTCGCGCCGTTCTGCGCCTCGCCCAGACGGTTCTGCAGCGACCGCAGCGCAGGCTCAAGCCCTTTGTCGCTCTGACCCGAGATGGTCAGCGCGGCGCCCAGCCGCTCAAACAAACCCGGGTCGATCTGCAGCCGGTCGGCGGCGTCGCCGACGGCGGCGATCTCCGCCGCCGCGCCCGCGCTGGCGCGCGACAGCGCCAGAAACCCGCCCGCGACGGCGCCAACAGCCAGGCCGACAGGCCCCAGTGCGGCGGCGGCGCGGCCGAGCGGCCCAAGCGAGGCCGCCATGCTCTCCATCCCGCCGCGCGCCTGCCGCGCCGCCGCGTCCATCGCCAGCAAGCCCCGGTTGACGGGGGCGGTGGCGGCGGCGACCCGCTTTAGATGCCGGTCGCCCGCATCGCCGATGCGCCGCGCCTGGTCCTCAACCTCGCGCCCGCCCTCGGCGGAATAGCGGATGCGGACGTCACGCCTGGTCGCCATGCTCCGCCGTCCTTTCCGCCCATGCGGCCAGCGCCGCCATCTCGATCATCGCCGCCCAGTCATGCGCCAGCGGCGGCGGCACGCCCGCCGCCGCCGCCACCGCCGACAGCCGCGCCACGTCCAGCCCGATCGGCTGCGGCGGGAGCGGCACGGCGCCCATCGGCGCGGCGATCATCGTCGTCGGCCCGAACCGCCACGGCTCGGGGAAGTCAAGCGTGGCAGCGGCGAAGCGCGCCGCCTCCAGCGTCGTCACAGGGTCGTCGTCTTCTGGGCAGGGTTCGGCGCCGCCGAACCGGGCGCAGCAGGGTTTGCCGCGTCGGGCGGCGTCGGCGCAGTCGGCGCAGAACTTTCGGCCGCCCCCGGCGCGCCACTTGGCGAGGGCGGCGAGACGTTTCCCTCCTGCTCCGCCAGCACGGCTGCGGCGAGGTGGTCGTCAAGCGCGGCGCGCAGCGGCGCGTCCAGATGTGGCGCCTGCGCAATCAGGGCGTCGCGCATCGCCAGCGTCGGCGGCAGCGGCGCGCCGTCGGCGTCGTCCACCGCAGACCATCCGACCACGAAATGCACCCATGCCGCGTCGAACATCACCGCGACGCGGACGGCGATGTCGTCGTCGCGGCCCAGCAGCCGCAGCGACGCCCAGCGCACACAGGCTCGCCAAGCGGCGGGCGACACCGCGTCGAGGTCGAGCCGCAGCCCCTGGCCGATCTCGACAGAGCGCGCCGCAAGACGCGGCGCCAGCCGGATCATCCCGCCGGTCATGCCGGGTCGTCGTAGCTGGCGAGCGCGTTGACAAGCGTCGCGGTCAGCGGCGGCTGCCCAACCGCAGGCCGGGTGGCGCGCCACGGCAGCGACAACTGCAGCACGCCCGCGCCGGTCAGACGCGGCGCGTCGGCAGAAAACACCACCTTGTCGATCTCGATCTCAAGGCTGCTGGCGCCGTTCGTCCAGGCGACGACCATCTTGAGTTCGGTCGCCGCGCGCGCCGCATCATACCGCGCCGCGCCATCGAACCGGAACGTCGCCGAGCCGGTGACCTCGAAATCGCCCTCCAGCACCGCCAGAGGCCACGGATCGCCGCTGATCGCCTGCTCGTCCAGCGCGCGGCCATTGCTTACCGTCATGTCGAGATCGACGATATCGGCAACGGTCGCGCCGCCCAGCGTCAGCCCCGCGTCGTAAGCAAAAAATCGCAGATCGTCGGCGGCGGCGGTGACTACCGGCGTCGCATCCACCGACGCGACCAGCTTGATTTCGCGCTGGCCGATCAGGCCGAAGGTGGCGCGCTGCGTCTCGCTGCTGCGCGTCAGCTGCAGGCGCATCGTGTTCCAGGTCACGCCGATGTCGGCGAAATAGATCGCCCCGGCGCCGCGCCCGATGGTGGCGTGCGTCATGGCGCCGGGCGTGAAGACATGCGTGTAAGGCCCGGCGCCGGTGGTGACCGGTGCGCCGAGCAGATGCCGCAGATGCCAGCCGATGCTGCGCGCGCGCACCGGCGCGACCCACTCGCCATCCCACGCCTCGAAGCCAAGCAGCGCCTCGCCTGGGTTGCGACCCTGCGCCAGCAGCGTCTCGCCCTCGACCGGACGGCGCGAGCCGCCGGTGTAGCTGTAGCCCGGCAGCTCGACAAAGTTGCCCGTCGCCTGCGTGCCGAAGGCGGTTTGGCCGCGCATCAGCAGCGCGGCGCTCGGGTCGCGTCCATAGGCTATCGCCATGGCTTATGCCTCCAGAGGGTTGACGCCGGTCTCGAACAATAGCTCGACCGGCAGTGTGGCGGTGATGATCGTGGCGGCCCCCTGCTGGCCGATGTTGGCCATGTTGCGCAGCGGGTGAACCCTGACGTGATCGGCCAGCGCCATCAGCGCGGCGTCGGCCAGAACCGCCGACGCCAGCGCGGCGGCCAGCGCATCGAGCGCGGCGGCGCGCGCGGCGTCGTTCGCGATGGCGACGCCGATCTCGACATCGTGCTCGACCATCATTTCGCGCGCGCCGCCCAGCCGTTCCTCGATCTCGATCGGCTCGCCGTCGACCATATTGACGATGCCGCCGGCGCCGATCAGTTCGGGCAGCACGCCGCCGCGCAGCAGCGTCGGGCCGGAGACGGTCGCCAGCGCGGCGAGCAACGCCTGCGCCAGCGATTCCTCACGCGTCATCGCCCGATGCTCCGTCGAGCGCCCTGGCCGGCGGTGCGCGCGACTTCCGCATCCCACGCGCGCAGGATCATGCCGGGGATCGCGTCGGCCCAGCGGCGCTCGACCGTTTCGAGGTCGAGGCGCTTGCGCAGGCGTACCTGCGGGACGAGGACAAACATGATCACGGTGGCGGTCTCGCCCTTCACGGTGGCGCGCTTGCCGGCCTTGCCGAAGCCGCCGCGCTTGCCGGCGCGCTGGCGCTGGCCGTCGGCCACCAGCAGCGACGGGCCCTGGCGGCGGTAGACGAAGCGCAGCTTGCCGAATCGGTGGTCCGGCCAGTTCGAGGGGCTGATCGCGCGGTTGCGGTAGCGCCCGCGCGCGGCGTCGGTGGGGATCGCGAGGAAGAAGCCCTCGGCGGAGCGGATCGTGACGCCCTCGGCGAAGGCGGCGTGCAGTTTAGGGGCCTTGGACCAGACCACGGCGGCGGCCGACAGGCTCGGCTCGCCGCCGGCGGGGTAGGACGCCGAGCGCCACGCCCGCGCCAGCCGCTGGCCCAGCCCGGCGCCTACGGTCTGGCTGCGCAAATCCTGCTTGGCGCGCTCGGCGACGGACGCCATCACGCGGGACGTGGCGACTGCGCCTGCTTCCGCCTCCGCCCGCAGGTGCTGCGCGAGAGAGCCGGTGATGGCGAGCGCCAGCCTCATGCCGGCGCGCTGTCAAGCTCGACGGTCAACCGCCGCGCGTCGACGAATTGCGGGTCGCCCTGAATCACGCGGCGGTCGATCTCGGCGCCGCCGGGCTCGAGCAGCACCGCGACCGTCGCGCCGCGCGCCGGGGCATCCTCCGCTCGGAAGCGGAAATAGCGACCGTTCTGGACGATCTCCAGCGGCCCCATCGTCTCGGTGACCGACTGCGACGAGATCAGCGCCAGCAGCGGCGTGGCCGCCCCGTCTGGGTCGACGACCACCGGCTGGCCGAAGGTCGCGAAGGCATCGTCGCGCGACGCCTTCGCCAGCGAGTGAAAGCTCACTCGCGGTCTTCCTCGCCGCCGTCCGTCTCGGGCGCGCCGTCCACCGTCTCCGCCGTGGCGGGCGCTGACCGGGCGGGCGCGACGGGCGCTGCGCGCGCCATGCCGGACGCGATCAGGCCGGACGCCGTGGCGGCGTCCAGCGTCAGCACCGAGCCGCGCGCATGGGCGACGCCGGGGGCGGTGAAGATCGTCGCCACCGCCTCCACCGCGATCTTGCGCGCCGCCATCACCGCACCTGCGCGTAAAAGGTCGCGTTGACGCGGGCCGGGATCGGCAGCGGCGCGGCGGCGGACTCGATGAAGGTGCGCGACGGGTTGTTCTCGTCGTACATCTTCGACCAGAACCGCGCCGCCACCAGCGCCTCCATGTCCATGATCGCGCCGTAGGCCAGCACGCCCTGCAGCTGGCGGGCCGAGCCCATGATCACGCCGTGCGGGTGCATCACGTTGGCGGCGGAGCCGTCGGCGGTGTAGGGTTGGCTGTAGGTCCAGTAGTCGATGTTGCCGAGGCGGCCCTGGTAGTTGCCCCAGGCGTCGACACCCTTGGCGTCGAGCAGCATCTGCACCGAGGTCGGCGTCTGGCTGCGGTTGTCGAGCCGCTCGCGGAACTCGGCTTCCGTCAACTGCAGCTCCCACGCCTCGTCGCCCATAACCACGGTGTCGATCGCCGCGCCCGAGGACGCGGACACCAGCCCGGCCCAGGTGCGCAGGTTGGCCTGCGGGCTGACGCCGCTCTCGCCCCAGCGCGCGGTGGTGGTCAGCGCGACGGTCTGGCCGGCGGCGCGGCCGAAGTCGACCGTGGCGGTGGGGTAGTCCTCGCCGGTGACGGTGATCGCGCCGGTGGCGAGCACCGTCGCCGCCATGACCTCGATGCGCCGCATGATCGCGGCCTCGTGGTCGGTGACGATCTGGGCGATCCGCTCGGCGCGGCGCTCGACCGGCGAGCGGTCGCCGCCGTAGGTTTCGCCCGGCAGGATGTCGAGCATGGTCGACGGCGTGAGCGCGGTCAGCTGCTTGACGTAGGCCGGGGTGAAGCTGTCGATGCGCGAGCCGCGCTCGGCGACCGGCTTGGCCTTGCTGTCCGGATGCACGAACTTCGCGATCTCTTGCGCCACGTTGAGCACGTGGAAGTCGATGCGCGTCGTGTCGAACAGCCGGACGGTGGGGAAGAACACCGAGGCGAGAAACTGCTGCGGCCGGTCGAGCGGCCGCACCACTTCCGCCAGCTGGCGTGAGGTGTAGAGCGTGGACATATGAAGCTCCTTACGCGGCGCTGCGCGACTTGAGGAAGATCGGGCGGCCCGCGGCGCGGAACGCGGTTTCGACGGTGGCCGCCGTGTGGGCCGAGCCGAAGGTCAGCTTGGCGATGTCGACCGAGCCCGCCAGCAGGATCAGTGCGGGCGCGTCGGCGCTGGCCGCCGCGGCGTCGGTCATCAGGATCGCCGCCGGGGTCTGGCTGCCGTCGGACGCGCCGGTCAGCGACAGGATGTACTTGCCCGTCGCGGTGATGCGGCCCAGCACCGCGCCCGCGGTGAGGTTGGCCGCCGTGCCGATGGTCGCCCCGGCGGTCTGCACCGGGAAGTCGTCGACGATCAGGCCGTTCGGGTCGTAGGAGACGGTCTCGATGCTCGCCATGTCAGCGGCCCTTCTTCTGAGCGAGCCGCCGCGCCTGGACGGCCTTGAGCTCGGGGGGGAGGTCGGAGCCGGCGGCGGCGGTGCCGGTCGCCAGCGGGGCGGGGTCGCGACCGCGCATGGCGGCGGCGAGGCGGTCGGCGCCGGCGGCGGCGGGCGCGGCGGACATCACAGACGCCGCCTGGCGCGCCGTGACGCCTTCGGCGATCGCCATTGCGGCCATGGCGACGGTGGCGGGAGTGGCCTTGTCGAGGATCGCGCAGGCGCGCGCCCGCTCGGCGGCCACGCCGCGCCGGAACGCGCGCCGCGCGGCGGGCGTCTCGTCATCGGCGGCGGGTTCGTCCTCGGCGGCGGTGTCCTCGTCGGCGGCGACGTCCTCGTCCTCGGTCGCCGGAGCCTCCTCGTCTTCGCCAATCGCCTTGACGTCCTCGTCCTCGGCGGCGGTCGCGGCCGTGGCCCTGGGCGATGCGCCCAGAAGCCCGGCGAAGCTGAATCGCGTCATCTCAGTCTCCTTGTGAGCGGCTGTCAGCCGCGACTTCGGTGATTGTGGCCTACGCCACGGGTGCGGGCGGGTCGCCCAGGAACCCGGCGAAGGCCGCGAGGGCCTCGCGCGGGGATGCGATGGCGTCGATCAGGCGCAGCGCCAGCGCCTCGCGCAGCGCGGCGGGGCCGGCGTAGGCGCGGCTTTCGGTGGCGACGACCTGATCGGCGGAGGGGTCGCCGCGCCGGCCCAGCGCGACGGACTCCGCGAAGGCGTCGCGCAGGCTGGCGACTTCGATCCGCATGTCGGCGAGGCCCTCCTCGGTCAGCACGGGGTCGCGGTCGCCCTTGCGCGCGCCCTCGGAGACCACGGTGCGCTTGACCCCGACCCTTTCGAGCATGGCGCTGTCGTCCAGATGCTCGGCGATCACGCCGATGTGGCCGACGCCGCCCGTCCGCTCGGCGCTGATCGTGTCGGCGGCGGAGGCCAGCCAGTAGCCCGCGCTGTAGGCGGCCTCGGCGACGATGGCCGCGACCGGCTTGACCTCGCGCGCGGCGCGGATCGCGGCGGCGGCGGCGTCGACCCCGGCGACATAGCCGCCGTAGCTCGCCACCCACAGCGCGATCCCCGCCACCGCCGGGTCGGCGAGCGCGGTCTCGACCTGCCAGACCAGCTCGGCGCAGCCGGTCATGAACGGCAGGTTGACGATCCCGGCCTCGGGCATGATCAGCCCCTGCACCGGGATCACCGCCGCCCGGCCCGCCATCGCGTAGGGCCGCCAGGCGGTCTCCGCCGCCAGCGTCATCGCGTCGTTGGTACACCAGGCGTCGGCGCCCAGCAGGGCGCGGTTGGCGCGCAGCGCGGCGCGGTCGGCCTCGCACCGCGCCGCCCAGGCGGCGAAGCGCCGCCCGCCGGCCAGCGCCATCGGCCCCGGCGCGAGACGCGCAAGGGCAAGGTCATGGTGCGTCATCGCGGTCTCCGTCAGGCGGCGGCGGGCGGGGCGGCGTCCGGCGGGGATTCGCCCGGCACGCCCAGTAGCGCGGCGAACTTCTCCTGCGCAGGGTGCAGCACGCCGGCGGGCATCTGCTCGATCTCGCGCGCAATCTGGTCGAGGTTTTCCTCGTAGTCGGCGCCGGCCAGCTCGGCCGCCTCGTCCTCCATGGTCGAAAGCCCGAGCTGCACCCGCAGCGCCGCCGCCTGCGCCTCCTTGACCGGGTCGACGTAGCCCCGGCCCGGGCCGATCCACTTGGCGCGCAGCCAGTGCGCCGGCGCCTCCATCAGCTCGGGCGCGCCGCGCGGCAGGACCACGCGGCCGGCGGCCACCGCCTCCTCCATCACCGCCATCCGCACCGGGTCGCAGAACCCGGTCGCGAACTGGCGGCGGCGCGCGGTCAGCCCGCGCCAGATCTCGTTGAGCGCCGCGCGGGCGCTGGAGTAGTTGGTCTTCGACCAGTCGGCCGCCAGCTGCTCGTAGCTGGTGCCGAGCCCCGCCGCGATCCGGCGCAGCACCGAGGTCTCGAACGCGTCGTAGGCGGCGGACGGCTGCGCGGCCTGCACCGACTGGATGGTGTCGCCCACCGGCAGCACCGGCAGCCGCACGCCGCCGAAGGTCAGCCCCAGCCCGCTGTGGATGCCCATGCGCGCGGCCGAGAAATCGACGTATTTTCCTTCACCGTCCGCGAACTTGCCGTCGTCCAGCAGCTCCGCCACCGCCTCGCCGTCCATCTGGCTGGACACGAACAGCCCGAGGATCGCCGACAGCACCGCCTGCTGCAGCGCGACCCGCTGGTGCTTGTCGCCCATCTTCGCCGCCTCGGCGATGCTGGCGAGGCGCGAGACGCCGCGCGTCTGGCCGTCGCGCTGCTTGTCGAAGTGGTGCACCACCACCGGGCGTCCCCAGGGCGTTTCGCGCTCGACCCGGTCCCACGACCAGCCGCCGCCCATGCCCCAGCCGCTGAGCGGATGCTCGCGGCGGAAATGATAGGCTATCGCTGCGCCGTGGGCGTCAAGCTCGACGCCGCCGCGCAGCGCCAGCGTGTCCATCGCGTCGGACGGGTTGCCGAGCAGGTCGGGGTCGGCGACCCGCAGCCGGGTGGACCAGCCCCAGCCGGGGCGCGGCGCGTCCTCCCAGTGCAGCACGCCGAGCGCGTCGCCGTCGATCAGGTAGCTGCGGTAGGCGAGTCCGGCCATGCCGCCCCAGTCCTGCGAGCGCGTCACGTCGGCCAGTCGGCGCGGGTCCGACGCCCAGGCGTCCCAGGCGGCCTCCATCTGGGCCGCGACCGCGCGGGCCTGCTCGCGGGTGATGTTCAGCGCGCGCCAGCCCGGCTTGGCGGAAGGGCGGAAGTCCGCGCCGAGGACGGCGTCGACCTCCTTCTGCGCGTGCCCTGCGAGGTGGCCGTTGTTGCGCACCAGGTCGCGGGCGCGGGCGGTGACCTCGGCGCGCGCCCAGCCCAGCTCGCTGTCGGGCTGCTCGCGGTGCGGGCGCCACGCGGCGAGTTCGGCGGTCATGGTGTCGGCGGCGTCGTAGGGCTGGGCGCCGCCCAGCGCGGCCATGGCGCCGCCACGGCCGCCGGCGGCGGCGCGGCGCGCGGGCACGCGGACGCGGGGCTTGCTCACCGGAAGCCCACCGAGATCGCGCCGGCGCGGGGGGTGCGGCCCAGCTGGCGGCGCAGCATCGCGACATAGGCGGCGAGCCGGCCCACGTCGGCGGCGGCGTACTTGACCGATTCGGTCTCGGTGCGGACCTCGACCGCCTGGCCGCCCATGCGCAGCTTGTGCAGCGCGGCGTCGGCCTCGGCCAGCCGGGTTTCGAGCACGGCGCGCTCCTCGTCGGTCAGCATGGTCATTCTCCGGCGAGGGCCTTGAAGCGGGCGGCGAGGGCGGTCCTGGCGTCCGGCGCGGGCGTCGGCCCCTGCGGCGCCGCGTCGGCGGCGCGCGCAGGGGCCTCCCCCACCGGCAAGGGTCGGTCAAACAGGTCGGGCTCGGCGTCGGGCGGCGCGGCGTCGCGCTCGGCCTCCAGCCGGTCCCAGTCGGCGTCGGTGTTGCTGGCCCAGCCGCAGAGGCGGGCGGCCACGTCGGCGAGTATCGCGGTGTCGAGCGGCTCGTTGCGGCCGTCGCTCTCGATCACCTGCCAGCGGCTCTCCATCACGCCGAAGCGGTTGCGGGTCAGGATGCGCCGCTCGGCGCAGAGACCCCGGAAGTAGGCGTCGCCGAGGCCGGGCGCGAACGACTGGAAGCCGCGCGCGCCGGGGTCGTCCTTGCGCAGGTCCGCGTAGAGCTTGGCCTTGAGCGCGCTGACGTTGTTCACGAAGGCGCGCTTCTGGCGCTTCTTGACCTTGCCGTCGGTGCGGCGCTCGAACTTCTGCAGCGCGTAGATCGGGCCAGTGGAGCTGCTGGCGCCCTTGCCGATGCTGACCCGCTCCCACGGGTGGCGCCTGGCCCAGCCCCAGACATCCTCGGTGTAGGCGCCGCCGTCGATCATCAGCCGGTCGACGGCCAGGTCGCGGCCCGCGGCGTTGCGCCAGCGGCGCCGCAGCAGCGCGTCGAGCTCGGCCCAGCAGGCGTCGTCGCCGATCGGGTGGGCGATCATCCCGTGGTCGACGGTGTGGGCGCGGCCCTCGCGGCCGAAGGCGCGCAACGTCCACTCGGTCCACGAGCCCTGACAGTCGACGCCGATGGTCAGGATCGGCAGCCGCGCAGGCACGCGCCCGCGCTGGATCTGCTCGTCGGGGGCGGCGTTCTCGACCCGGTCGCGCAGCGCCTCCCATTTCGGGGCCTCGCTGGCCTGCTCGTAGGGCAGGCCGAGGACGTCGTTGAACACGGTCTGCTCGGCGCTCGCGTCGCCCTTGGCGGCCAGCCAGTCGCGGGCGATGGATTCCCACGACCGGAACGGGGTGTAGGCGCGCCACATGTGGAAGCTCGGGTGGTCGCCGGCCGGGTTGGCGGCGACCCAGCGGCCGAGCGGGACGATGGCGTCGCGGTGGCGCTCCTCGATGGCGCAGCCGCAGGCGACGCAGGTGAAATGGGCGGTGGACGGGTCGGCGGGGTCGATGGTCGGCTCGAACGCCTCCCAGCTCAGCGGCTGGAGCGTCTGGCAATGCGGGCAGGGCACGTGCCAGAACTCGGCGGTGCCGCGGAGAAAATGGCGGGAGATGCGGCAGGCGCCGATCACCATCGGGGTCGAGGCGCGCAGCACCTTCGCGCCGTCCTCGAAGGCGGAGGCGCGGGAGGCGGCGAGCGTGTCGGGGTCGCCCTTTGGGTTGGGCTCGAACTTGGACAGGTCGTCCATCACGACGCGCGGGGCGGTCTTGCCGGACAGGCCCGAGGGCGAGCCGGAGGCCTCGACGAACATCACGCCGCGCCGGTCCAGCGTCTCCTGGAAATCGATGGTGTCGCGGTCGCCGCCGCGCCCGAACACGGCGACCATCCGGGGGTTGTCGGCGCGGAAGTTGGCCCAGGCGTCTTTGATCCAGTCGGTGGCCGAGCTGCTGGTGGGGTGCACCACCAGCGCGTTGGCGGGGTCGCGGTCGAACCAGCAGGCCAGCGCGACGGCGATGACGGTCTGCGTCTTGCCCCACTGGGCGGAGCCGCGAATCGTGACCTCGCGCGCCGGATGCTCGGGGTTGAGGCAGCGCAGCGGGCGCTCGAGAAAGGCGAAGGCCTGCGGGTCGAACGCGCCCGGGCGCGGCGATTTGTGGCCGAAGGTCAGGTGCTCGCAGGCCCACTCCCACGGGTCGGGCGGCGGCGGCGGGGTCCAGGCTTCCGCCGCCGCGAGGTAGGCGATGCGGTCGGCGGGGGCGATGCAGGACATGGCGGTCAGACCCGGCGGAAGCGCCAGCCGCGCGTCGCGTGCAGCGTCCATTCCCGGCGGCCAAGCTGTTCGAAGCCCCGCCGGACGCCCGTGAATTGGCGCACAATGCGGTTCTTCACGCGGCGATCCAGCGCGTTGCGGAGGCTCTCGGCGCAGGGAGACATGGCTCTGAGGCTCCGGGCGCGGCGGGGCGGGCGCTCCACTGCGCGACGGCCTCGGGCGGCGTGTCGCACATCGGGCCGGTGGCGCTGCAGAGGCAGGTGACCGCCCAGACGTCGTCGCCGTCCTCGGTCTCGCCGAAGGCGTAGACCCAGAGTGCGCCGGCGTCGGCGGTCGCGCCGCAGAACGGGCAGGGCGCGGCCATGGCGGCGGAGGCGGCGGGCAGGGGCTGACCTGCGGCGTCGAGCGGGGCGAAGTGCGGCATGATCAGCGGGTCACGTGCTTGACGGCCCACATCACGGCCTGCTCGGCGTTGGTCTTGGCGAGCGACAGCTCGCGAGACTGGCCGATTTGGTCGCAGGCGGCGAGGAAGGCTGCACCCAGATCCTTGAGGGCGACCATCTGCGCCTTCTCCGCATCGGACAGGACGCGATACTGATGGCGCACGGCGTTATTCGCGGTCCGGTCGTCGGACGCGCTGTCGATGGCGGGCATGGCAGGGCTCCTGCGGTTCGCGGCCGGTGGGATCAGGCGGTCGCCATCTCGGCGGCTTCGGTCTCGGTGGGCGCGGCGGCGTCGGCGAGCTCGCCGAGCGCGCGGGCCTGGGCGGCGCGGGCCTTGCGCCAGGCGGCGCGTGCGGCGGCGACGGCTTCGGCGGGGTTGGCGCCGAGGTCGCGCGCCAGGCGGCGGACCTCGTCGACCAGCACGCGCTCGGCGCTTGCGACGGTATGCGCGACCATGGCGCGGCAGGCGCGGCGGTGTTCGTCGGCCAGGACGTAGCGGCCGACGGTCTCGGCCTCCTCGCGGGCCTTCTGGCGGGCGGCGACCTCGGCGGCATCGGCGCGGGCGCGGGCGAGGCGGCGGGCGTCGCTGTTCTCGATCGGCTCGACATGGTCGGGGCCGTCGCCGAGGCGGGCGCGGCGCTCTAGGTGCCTGACGCCGTTGCCGGTCTGCTGGCCGGGGTCGAGGCGGACGTTGAGCGCGGCGGCGGACTTGGCGAGGTCGAAGCGGCGGCCGCGCCCCTCCCCGCGCCAGCAGCCGGCGAGCTGACCGCTGGCGACGAGCTGGGAGATGCGGCCCTTGGAGTATCCGAGCGCGCCAGCCAACTCAGTCGCCGTCAGCATGATACTCCCCGTTCAGTGATGTTTAGGCTGCGTCAAGCGTTTAGCGCCCGAAAACCTATGCGCTACGTTTGCC